TCACTAATTTTTCCGTCAGGGTGAGTAACTTGAACATACGTACCTGCGGCACCACTAGTAGTAACTTTTGTAACTTTTCCTGGTGCAATTGGGCGTATATCAGTACCTACAGCCATTGCAATATCAACGCCTTGATGCGTTATATCTTTTCCTGTAGCGTCTTTTCTTTTCTCGCCAAAATTACTAGAAACTTTTCCGGCCGCAGGAGGTGTGTAAATTGTTGTTGCTTTTGGATCTTTTAATAGACCAGTTACGGGATCGTGAGTTTTTGCATATTGTTCATCCCATTGCTTTTCTCTTGATTCTCTTGACTCATACCATTTTCCGCTATCTCCCGCCATTTTTCTTGTTGGCACACGTTTTTGAGTAGCGAATTCAGCGGCTCTTCTTTGTGCGGCTCCTTTAGGATCATTGTACGCATCTCTTTCATTTATAGTATCTGCATATTTTCCTTTTGCGGCACCAGCATCTCTTGAATACAATAGTCCAGCAATAAGGGCAGCCAAAGCGGCTAATGTTCCTGCGGATAGTGTGACAGCACCACCGACTACGGCCGCCGCAGTCCCACCAAGTGCCGCACCTCCACCAAATCTTAATGCGGCTGATAATACAAGTGCCGCAATTTGTTTTTTGAATGCTAAGAAGCCAATACCTATTGCTGAAACGATAGCGGCACCGATGTATTTAATTCCATCTTTTAAAAATCCTCCGGCCACGCCACCTGCGGCAGAAGCGGCTGCCTGACCGATCAGACCTAAACCACCACCAGCGCCAGCACCATCAGCAACACCTTTATTTTTTCCGCCGGCGCTACCAAGATTTTTAATTGCTTCTAATAGTTTATCATCACGAATTGCTTGTTCATTTGCAACTTCTTCCGCAAATACATTTTTTCGTTTAGTATCTTCAACTTGATATGAAATAAGTTTCGATTGATTGATAACGCTATCATTTAATTGTTTTAACTGACGAACTTGTTCAAGATTAATAACATTGCTTTGACGTTGACCAGCGACAAGAGATACTGCTTGAGATAGCCCACCTAAAGGTGATGAAACTCCAGAAGATGATTGCGATGAAGATGAAGGAGGCGCATTTCCTCCAGACATTCTTGCACGTTTATTTAAGTCTTTACCAAATGCGTATGCGCCGGCAATTCCTGGAGCCTCACTAATCATTGCACCTTTTAATCCGCCAACAAATCCTTTAGCAGTACCGGTGATAGCGTCTTTAGCCATACCCCCAAGGGCGGCACCATAATTGCCTATTTTTGCCATATGCTAATTACCCTCTGTCGAATACAGAGTCTGGATCGGCTTCAGCAAATTTTGCTGATTTTCCAGTTGCAGGCTTTGATGCTGTTGTTGATCCAAACCCAGACGCTGGCGCTCCAAAGCCTGAATTTCCGCCAAAGCTATTTGAGGTTGATGATCCGAAACTACTAGATGCACCGAATCCGCCTGCTGACGGAGAGCCATATGTTGTTGTGACGCTTTGTCCCACGGGTTGCATTCCGCCATTGTTTGCTCCTGCTAGTTTTTCTTGTGTACGTCCGAAAGCCGCAACACCAATAATAGCACCCATAGAGAGGTGAAATAGACCTGCGCCTTGCAAGGTGATGGGTTGCCATGCAGTCACAGGTTGTTTCAATGAGGCTTGTAAAATACTCCACAAAACAGGAAAGATAATGAAGTCTGTTACACAGGTTAGCATGTAAATCCAACCCATCATCGGACGCCATTTAGCGTTCATCCAGTCTTCTTTTTTCTTTTCACTCTCACTTAATTTAGCGTACTCTTTAGCGGTTGTCATTTATCTTCTTCCTCTTTGTTGTGCTTGTAATTGTGCTTGCTGATTCTGTTCTTCAATATGCTGAGACAATAGCATAATATACAATTCACGTTCAAATGGAATCAAATTCTCTAACATTTCCAAATCATATTTATGATGTTGCATTAGAGCAAAATTTGTTTTATAGTAGTTTGCTAAAGTTTCTGACCCCATCAGAAGCCGAAAAAATTTGCTAAACCCTCCAGTGTTATTTCATCTCTGCATCCACATTTACCACAAGTCCATTCGACTTTGTGTTTCAATTTTGGCATAGATTCAAAGAATTTTGTGAGTTTAACGTATTGGTCTTGCGATAGATTCTCAATGAATTCAATCAATTCTTTTTTGGTAGAATCTTCTTTTTTGTACACATTATCTTTATCAAAGATATATTCAATACTGTTGACAATTGCATCAGTAGCAATATCCATCTGACTCTTTCCTTCAATCATTTTAGCTGAAGCAATTGCCATGTCTACGTTTGGATATTTCAGTTTAATACCAATACCTGTTTCTTCGTCTAGAATAATTTTGTCTGTGTGTTCTTCATTTTTTTGAACTTCAACTTCCAACAAAGGTAATGAAATTGGTGTCATGTGTTCACACTCTTCATTATTTGAATTTTGACCAGTTGGATGACGCAATCTCAAATCGATTGTCTCTCCAATTGATTTTGCTCTAAGACGCATAAAGAAATATTCTAAATCGAATAGTGGAAGTTTACTTGGATCGACTTCATCAATCGCACAGTTTCCTATAATCTGTTTGATTGCAGTTAAAACGTCTTTCTGATCGTTGCCTTCTAATGCAAGTAAAAGAAGTTTTTGTTCTTTTACTAAAAATGGTCTGTATTTGATTGATTGCCCACTAGATGGTAAAGTCAATTCAAAAATTGGGTTGTTAAATTTAGGTAATGCCATAGTATTTCTCCAGTTATATTAAAAAATTATAAAATATCAATCACGTTTCAAATGTGTGATATCTATATGTTAAAGTTACTCCAAAACGCTGATAAGTATTTACTTCATCCCACGTTGCATTCATTGGCGTTATTGCTATAGGATATACGTCATAGCATGTATATACACAAAGAGATTTACCATCACTAGAAGATAATTGTTCAACTTCTAATTTAAGACCTCTTGCATAATCTTCGTGAAATGCTATCGTACCAGCATCATTCGCTGTTGCAGGTTTTATAATATAGTCCATCCAAGTTTCAAAAAATGCACGTTCTCTCATATCCTCAGAACAAATGACGGATAAAGTAATGTCGTTATATGTCATGTCATATGGAAGTTTCATTGTCGGACCTGCAAATGTGTCATCGGTCGTTGCAATAGTTCTTCCAGGAAATTCAGCCTTTTCACATCGATACGAAAAATCAGGAATTCTATTATTAAAAGCGGCCGCTCCAGTAAATTTACAGTTAAACATATTCGGGCGTGCAATCACGCCCACAGCGGCTCTCAATGCGCTGATAGAAAAACTTGGTTTTGCTATTCGGGTTCCAGTAACTACTACTGCTGGTAATTGTGTTAGTGCTGTTGTCATCTTATGATCTTCCTAGTTTCTTGCGTGATTCTTCCCAAACACGACCAGTGTCTGCTTTTCTAAATGACTCGGTTGGTAAAAACAATGCAATGTCCCATTCTTGTACTTGTATTTCTAAAAATTGTGAACGCACATGGGCACGTAAATATTTTTTTAGTGTGGGCTTAAAATATCTATACTTAGATGCACCCTGTAAAATAGAATATGAAATTCTAACTTTTGTGCTATCATCATATTGTTTATTTGTCAATGTAGAATACAAAGCATCCATTAGTTTAGCACGTAGAACAGGAGGTAAATAGTGAAAGTTAATTCCTAAGAATCCATCTGATTCCATCTTTACTGGAAATATTAGAGGAAACGTATCGTAGTAAGGCAAGTCAGCTTTGTGCTTTGGATCATATTTAAACGCATACATGTAACCAAATTCCATACTTGAAACTTTACGTGCTTCATCCGTACGTTTTTCAAATGTACTTGCAGATATGTTTCCCGTTAGCTTTCCGGCAGCCGATCTATACCATTCCCTTGCAATTTTTGTTTTTGCGGGAACGACACCTTGCTGTGAGCCTTTGATTAGTATGTTATCGAATATAGCCATACTTCTATTTATCTCAAATCTTTGTCGGTTATGATTTTAAATTCCCAATTTCTTTCAATTGAGTACTTTGTTGCCGCTTCCCACTTTGCTTGATTGACACCCCATGTCATTACTTCATTGAGAAATCGTCTAGTTGGTTTACCATTAGGGGTGTTCTTTCTAAGAGGTGGACGTGTTTGTATATCTGGTTTGACTTCAATCAATACAGATTTGATATCACCGTTTTTATCTCTATACTTCATCCAAAAATCAACAAAGTACCTATGATATCGATTGTCAACAGGAGACACATAAGGCACAACAACTTCTTCAGAAGACCATTCAAGTATAGATGGAGTTTCATCACAGTATACCATGAATCTACGTTCTAGTAGACTACGATACACAATATTAGTTGGATTGCCTTTATACTTTTGATAGTTTTTAGGCTTAAATTTACCTTTGTACGACATAAATAGGATAATAAGTTTTCATAAAAGGAATAAAAAGTGGCAGACCAGTACCCGTTTCAAATAAATAAAGGCGTTGCAGGCTATCCTGTCACTTCAGGAAATTTAATTTTTGGCGCACAAGATTCACATAAAGACTTTGTGACGCCAATGGCTCGTTTTGAATTCTTCGATGCATTTGCAAGCGAAAAATCGAGTGCCGCTATCGTATTTATACGCATGGGCGGAACGTTTAACACGACACTAAGTAATGGATATGCAGAAAGTCAGAACATATTTGGTTCACCGGATCCTAATCCAAATGAAAGTATTTTTAAAGGATTAAAAACTACTGGTAATGCAACATTAGAAGCATTACTAAAACAAGTTAAATTTGCGGCAGCTGGTGCGGCTGGTTTCATACAGTCTGCTGGATTGGGAGGAAAATCTCAATACGAATTTCTCACAAGAAGATTCTTAAATAACTTTCAACAATTGATATATCAAGGTCCAACGTTCAGAAGATTTACATTGCCGTTCACGATGAGACCAACAAGTCTTAAAGAAGCAGAAAACATGATGAATATTGTGAATACATTTAGATTTGCATCTTCACCTAAAGGCGGTGGTCCATCTGATATTGTAGGCTTTGATGCCGCAGATAATTCTGTCGATGATTATGCAGATAAAACGCCAGAACAGATTGCACAAATTAAAGCCGATTCTAGAATTCAAGCATCACAGCTTGGAGCACTAGTTGGTGGAAATTTAATTGGCGGTGGGGCTCTTGAGTCCGCATTCAGTCTTGGTTATCCAGACACATGCAAATTCACATTATTACTTCAAAAGAATGCTACAGGTGATACTGCATTAACAGAATTGTTTGCTAGTGAATTTTGCGTAATCGAAA